AATGGGCGCAAGATTAACATGGGCGGTCTGCCGGACGCAGGCACGAACGCCACGTGGTCTGTTTCTGTTGGTTTACGTGCTGTTTATGCGTCTTCAATGCAATTCTGCATTTGCCTCCTGCAAAAAGAACAAGCACTATGCACGTTATGCAAAAACGCAATGTTTCTACCGTATTAAGAGCGCTGCTCGATCAGCACGGGATCTCCCCCACGGAGCTTCACCGGCGTACCGGCGTGCCTCAATCCACACTTTCGCGGATTCTCAGCGGCAAGATCGTTGACCCGTCGGATAAACACATTTCGAAGATCGCCGAGTACTTCGCCGTCAGTACTGACCAATTGCGTGGCCGCGTCGAAGTCGCGCCGCTTGCCGCTGGTGGACGCGATGTACTGCATTCGGAACTCAAGGATATAAGCCTGTGGGACGACGATACCCCCGTCGATGATGACGAGGTGTCGGTGCCGTTTCTTCGCGAGGTTGAATTGGCTGCGGGATCAGGAAGATTCGTCATCGAAGAAAGCGAGCGCTCCAGCCTGCGCTTTGGCAAACGCAGCTTGCGCCATAACGGTGTGCAGTTCGACCAGGCCAAATGCGTGACCGTGCGTGGCAACAGCATGCTGCCAGTGCTGCGTGACGGGGCCACGGTCGGGGTCAATGCCGGCAAATGCGGAATTGGCGACATCATCGATGGCGACCTTTATGCAATCAACCATAACGGCCAGCTACGGGTAAAACAGCTTTATCGCCTGCCCACCGGGATTCGCCTGCGCAGCTTCAATCGCGATGAACACCCGGACGAGGACTACACCTTCCAGGAAATGCAGGAAGAGCAGATTGTCATTCTGGGTCATGTTTTCTGGTGGGGTATGTACGCCCGTTAACCTCCTCTCTGTCAGATAAAACCCGCACCAAGCGGGTTTTTTTTCGCCTTTCAAAAGCCTCCAACGCCTTTGTTTCTGGGACTGTCGATGCGTTGATGCATTTCCTATGCATAAATAAATGCATTTGTGCATTGACTGTATATGCATCCATGCATATTCTTTATCTCAAGCCGCTCATCAAAGCGGCTCGCAACGAAGCTCTTTAGTTCCACCACAAAGGCAGCGATGAACCGGCCTCAACGGTTCAGAGGGTTGGCAACTGACCCGGGTGTGCAGCGTAAAGCACCAGAAGCAGTTACCCGGCGGGCAGGGACCGCGGTCGGAAAAACAATGTGAATGACCCGTACCGCGCCAGTAGCGCCGAAAGGTCGACTTCTTCTCTGACACCAGGACGAGTGGAAGGCAAAGGACTGCATTACTGAAAAGCCTGGCGACCCCGGGCTTTTTGGAATGCCTACCTGAAGTCAGGCACACAAGAAACATCGATTGAAGCAAATACCCATCTCTCATCAATCACCCCAGGAGGCGTGACATGACAAACGAGCAACAAGCGTTGCTGGACATGCCGATCTGGCTGGTCATCGTCCTCGCTCTGGTGGGCGGGGTGTCCGGCGAAATGTGGCGTGCCGACAAGGAAGGCGCCCGCGGCTGGTCATTGCTGCGACGCCTGGCCTTGCGCTCCGGCGCCTGCATGGTCTGCGGGGTCTCGGCGATCCTGCTGCTCTACGCCGCCGGCATGTCGATCTGGGCCGCCGGTGCCTTTGGTTGCCTCACGGCGATGGCCGGGGCGGACGTGGCCATCGGGCTGTATGAGCGCTGGGCGGCCAAACGGATCGGCGTTTGCGACGTGCCGCCCCGGGATACCCGACCGGACCAATAACAACCCTACCAACGCATGAACAGGATGTTTTTATGCCCCCGATCAGTGCCGGGGACGAAAGTGGATTCAAGCAGCGGCGTTCGCCCAGTCACGGCCGACCACCCTCGGCGCACTGTTCCGCGAGTTGTCCTCGCGGCACGGGTTTTCTCCGAGGGGCGCTGCGGACCTGGCGCTGATCAGGATCGACCACATCGACCAGTCCAATGAAACCGACATGGGCTTCCTGACGCGTCTGGCCTGGATTCATGACGCGGTGGCCAAACCGATCAACGAGCTGTACGTGTTGGCGCGGCGCGGTCAGGCGAAATCGCTGTCGGGCAAGGTCTTGCCGATCGTGCGATTGTCGGTGACGACAAACAATCGCCCGCACGATCACGGCTTCATTTCCGCGACCCTCGATGAAACGGCGTGAGCGTTGGTCGATCGACAAAGTCACGGCCAGCGGCAGCCGCCAGAACAGCTATCGCTGCACCATTGCAGCGACGTGTCTGGGGCCAACGCAATAACACCAGGACACAATGCCGGGCTCACGTCCACTGGAGGGCGCTGTAACCTCGTCTGCGCCGCCAGGGTTAATTAGAAAAGTGCCTGCGGCCGATTCCAGTTCACGAACTTCATACATCAATCAAAGGAGCGAGCGATGTTTTGCACTGAGCAACAGTTACTCAAGATATACCCCAACGCTCGTTCTAAAGCGGGCGTTTTCATTGAAGTCCTCAACAGCGCCATGGCCCGGCATGCCATCAACACGCCCCTGCGGGTCGCCGCATTTCTAGCCCAGATCGGTCATGAATCGGGACAGTTGCAATACGTTCGGGAATTGGGCTCCGATCAATACCTGAGCAAGTACGACACTGGCGTGCTGGCTGCACGACTGGGCAACTCGCCTGAGCCTGATGGTGACGGCCAACACTATCGCGGACGAGGCCTGATCCAGATTACCGGTCGCAACAACTATAGCCAGTGCAGCCTCGGCCTCTTTGGCGATGAGCGTTTACTGGCGACACCTGAACTGCTGGAGCAGCCGCAATGGGCTGCGGAATCCGCCGCGTGGTTCTGGGAGCGCAACGGCCTCAATGAACTGGCCGACCGTGACCAGTTCAACAGCATCACCCGGCGCATCAACGGTGGGCTGAATGGCCTGCAGGATCGCTTGCAACTATGGGCGCGGGCGAGGGCGGTGTTATGCCAGTCTTCGGTCTGATAGCGCTGCCCTACCGGATCTTCGGCGTTGCTGTGTTGGTTTTCGGGTTGTTGGGCGGCTCGGCAGCATTGGCGTGGCGTGTTCAGGATTGGCGATACGGCCGGCAACTCGCAGAGCAGGCGCGGTTGCAGGGTGAAACGCTGAAGCAGCTGACGCTGGCTGCAGCCACTCGGCAGCAGGCAGATCATGACCGGCGATTGCGGCTTGAGCAGCAATTGGCCGCCAATGAAAAAAATCATTACCAGGTGCTAACCGATGCTGAACGTGATCAGGCTCGCCTGCGCGATCGTCTTGCCACTGCTGATGTGCGGCTGTCAGTCCTCCTTGATGCCACTGACACGCCTTCAATCGCATCAGTGCCAGCCGCCCCCGGCCCCGGCGGCATGGATCATGGCGCCATACGCGCCCGACTTGACCCGGCGCATGCTCAACGAATTATCGCCATCACCGACATCGGTGACCGTGGACTGATCGCCTTGCAGGCCTGTCAGGCGTATATCAGAACACTCACCCGCTAACACTTTCATCAGTCGTGTAACTTGCAAGTGCGATGGGCTGGTGTACGGTTAGTCTCATTCCGCCCGATCAGGAGATGACCGTGAAAGCAATCACCCAACTGGCCGATGACCTTGGCAGGCAATTGCAGCTTCTAAATGCCCATGTGTCCACCGCCGAGTCATGTACCGGTGGCGGAATCGCCGAGGCGATCACCCGGATTCCCGGCAGTTCGGCATGGTTCGAGGCCGGTTATGTCACCTACTCCAATCTGCAGAAGAATCTGCAACTGAACGTTCCGGTGGAGTTGTTCACTTCGGTGGGGGCGGTCAGTCGCGAGGTGGTCGAAGCGATGGCCAAAGGTGCCCAGGAAAGAAGCCGTGCGTTTTTTTCCGTGGCGGTCAGTGGCGTGGCCGGGCCTGATGGCGGTTCGCCAAGCAAACCGGTGGGTACGGTATGGTTGGCCTGGGGCGTTGGCGAACGGGTATTCAGTGAGGTGCAGCACTTTGCCGGTGACCGTGACGAAGTCCGCCGACAAACGGTAAAGGCCGCACTAGAGGGGCTGCTGCGCTACACCAAGGCAGAAATCTCAAATCAGGGGTAGGCGATCCGGAATCGCTGTGGAATAATACTGGCTACTTATACAGGTGTTGGCCGTCAGGCCTTATTGATTACGTGAGGACTTTAATGGACGACAACAAGAAGAAAGCCTTGGCTGCG